GATCGCCACTTGTAATTCCAATTTCTATTCCACCCCCTGCACCACCATTTGTCTTACTAAATATTGTCATAATATCTGTAGGGAATATTTCAGGTGAACATATAATATCTATTTCAAATTGTTTACTGAAATTTATCCTTGAATTATCAATAACAGTTACATATTCATTAATTGCATTGAATCTTAATACTGGTGATATATCTTCTACATAATTTAATGATGCAGATTGTATAAAATCTGCTGTATATGTACCATCATTACCATCAATATCATTCCCTGCCTCATCCCTTGCAGAATAGTGAAAATTCCATATTGCAGTTAAAAATGTGGTATCTACTATATCCTGAATATATGTTACCTTATCACCTTGATCTATTTCATATTGTGTAGATATTTTAAATTCAGATGAATCAACTGTTCTATCATGATTACGTCTTACTTTTGCACTAACTAATTCCGCTTCCAATCCATTAATAAGAAATTTTACTAGGGTCATGGTCGTGTATGTGATAATATCTTAGAATGTTTACCTATTCCAGCTGGGTTTACAGCACTTACTCTATATTTATATTTAGTATCTGCAACATCACTTGCACTAGTGTCTATATATGGTGTACTTGCACTTGTGGTAAGTGTTGCCCAACTACTTATTTCACCACGTCTTTCAACTTTATATCCAGTTATTGCTCCGGCACTACCTTGATCAGCAGCTGAAACATTTGTCCATGAAACATTTGGATTGGTTGCCACATTCAATACTGATGTTATTGATGGTGATTTTCTAGGTGAACCCTGATTATTTGGTGATTGAACTCTACCCACTATAAATGACATACTGCATAATGGGTTGATTGGATCTGCATCAAAACTAATTTCTAAATCTTCAAGACTACATTCCCTAGCGATTAGATTTGGGCTAATTATTTCAAATGTATATTTATCCTTTATACTTGTAGGTCTAAATTCATTTAATAAAAACCCAATTTGTCCTTCCACCGTACTTGTGTCTATTCCTGAACTTAATCCAGATGTTACTAGGTTTGTAACACCCAAATCTATTAATTTAAAACTATATGATATTCTTTGTGTGTTACCAGTTACCTTAATTATAATGGTCTGTTCCTCATCCTGTTCAGGTAAATCCTGAACAAACATAGGTGAATTAAGCATTATTCTTAACGATGAAAATATATTTGATTGTATGATGAATGTTTCAGTTGCATCTATTTCAAATGATAATTTGGTTATTTTTATAGTAGCCATTATCTATGTCCCGGAAGTTTCTTTAACTCCTTTTGTAGTTCTGTCTGAATCTTTCTACCCAAATCTGGATCTTCCATTCTAAGAGTATTTATGTTTATGTTAACTCCTTGGTTTCCTCCGCCACCTCTTGGTTTCCCACGACCTGTATCAGATCCAGTTGATGATGTTCCTTTTTCAAATCCACTACCTGTATCAGATCCAGTTGATGATGTTCCAATTTCAAATCCACTATCTTCCATATATTTTTTAGCACCTGTAGTACCAAAAATTTTTCTTAGGTTTAAAAATTCTTCCTTTGTTATTGTTTTTGAACCTGTACCAATTCCTTTATTACCTCTATTAGAACGTGATTTATTTTGACTGGTATTTGTAAAATCAGATCCGGGTTCAATTCCAAGTCCGTCAAGTGTCATTCTTTTATTTATTTCTTTTTGTACATCTTTTATAATTCCCCCAAATATATCAATATCCTTACCCAATGATATAATTCCTGTTGGGTCATCAGTACCGTCTGCATAGGCGGATGGTATTGTAAATAAACTACTTATATTTTCTGTCCACCAATCACTTAATGATTTCCAAACTGGTTCTCCTAGAACTTGAAAGTCACCAATAACAGTAAAAATGTTTCCAAATATTCCCTTTAAGATGGCAGATCCTATTTCATTCTCACTTCCAGCTATGACTTCAACAAGGGCATCTCTTATATTCTTTGATCCTTTAAATATATCACCTTCTGCTACTTGTTCACCACCAACAGTTGTCTTATTTAAAAAACCATCATAATTTTCATAGAATGGAATAGCCCATTTAATCATCATCAATGCAAATGGTCTTAATACAAGACCTATTGCATCTCCCATAGGTCTAAATATCATTCTCATACCAGTATCCAAAAGTTTAGCACTTGCTTTAAAATGACCCGATGATTCTGTTGATATTTGTAAAATCTTTCCAAGTATTCCAACAGCTGCACCGACTCCTGTTGCCATAATTCCTATTTTAGCAATATTCTTAATATTTGAACCCCCACCAAAAGCAGATTCAAGTCCACCTGATTTTTGTGATCCTTGACCACCACCAAAAACTTTACCTAGTCGAGCCTCTAGTTCTCTTATCTTAGAGTCATCTACTATTAGTTTAAGGGTGTATGATATAGTTTTTTCGCCTCTTCATATCCTATTGGTATAATAGCTTTTAAGTATTTTGATCCTTGCCTATCTACCTTTTCCTTGTCCCAACCAAATAATACCCCACATATTGCGTATAATTGTATTATTCCTTCGTCTATTGAGTCAGAGTTTCTTCCACTTTCTTCAACATTTTCTGAAGAGGTCTGAAATATCTCTCTAAAGGGAACGTGTCCATAAGTACTGTCAAGATTTCAGTCACGACATCCCCATCAAGTTTGTAAATTGCTGTATAATCTGTTGGAAGGAAAGGTGCTTTAACAATAGCCTTTTCCATTATCATTCTTTGATATAATTCTGAATCAAATTCAACTTCAAAAGGGTTTTTAGCCTTGTATGTTTTTTTCTTAATTTCCTGAATATCTCCAAAATATAAATCAGTTTTATACTCTATAATTTCTTCAATACCATTAATTTTAACTTTCATTATTTTAGTTTCTATAGTCATGTTATATGATAATGTTTGATATATAAAAACCTTTCTTATGGTGATGTTTCTATATTATTAACTGCTGTGACCAAAAGTGATCTGATTTGCCAAGTGAGATTTTCAAATACAATTTCTCCCGGAGCCACATCTGATGTATGTTCTGATATTCCTACACCAGTACCCAAAAGTGTTATACTTTTTTCAGATGTACTGGTAAGACCGTTTGTAAGTATGATTTCTAATGTTGCGGTTTCTTCTCTTGAAACAACTTTAGCCAATGCACTTTTATCAACTTTTGCTTTTTTGAATGTACCTGTAATATTTAAAATCTTTTTACCACTTGTAGCTGTTGCATTTTTACTTCCAACTCCCCAAATCTGTTCACCTTCCGGTGATATTGTAATTTCAAAGTCCTGAATTTGTGCAATTACAGTTCCGTTTGGAAGTTCCAATGTTGCATGGACAAATGTATATGGAAATTGTAAATCATCTGATGCTACAGTTGAATCTAAAGATGTTCCTATTGCATCTTCTATTGACCATATTAGAGGCATTGTTACTTTTACTGTTTCATTAACTGATGTTCGTAATGTAATACTTGGTGCAATAACTCCTTTTGCATTTCTAACCTCATTTGCTGTTTCCCCTTTAAAACCAAATTCAACATGTGCGGTTTTATAATCTCTTACATCTGTATTATCAAATGCACCAGCTCCTACCCAATCTGGGTCACTAGACCATTTATGTTGATATGGACTTGCACCTGTAGATTCAGGATTAGCAAATATAAAATCAAAAAACCAAGGATTAGATAATACCCATTCTATTGTTGCACCACCTTCTTCCTTACCATAGGCAAACATATTGATTTCAGTGCTATATAATTCCTTAACTGGAATCTGATTATTTGTAAATCGTAAACCTGTAATTTTTTGTTCTAATCCAAAAGCCTTGGTCTGTGAGGCTCCACCACCATAAGAAGATTCATATCCATATTGAACATAAGCATTACTTCCGGTTCTAGCCATAGTATTTAACTCTAACTAATCTATTTAAGTATTATCACCATGAATTATAAGTGTTACTAAGGGTTAAATCGCATTACTTCTGCATCTATGGTATATCTCCAAATATTCCTATATTCCTCAAGCATTGGATTTATACCTACTGGTAACATTTGAACATATTGGTTACTTCCTATAAGTGGAACTACATTTGTCTTTAATATGTGAATTACCTCATCAACCATTTGTAAAACACTATCTTCACTAAATCCTGACCATATATCAATACTTATAGACACAGTATGTAACCAATCGTATGTTGGAATACTATTTACCATATATTTAAGACTAAATATTTCAGGATTTTCACCATCTAAACTTATTACAATCTTTCTTTCTTTTGTAGCAAAGTTAACAACCTTGGTTTCCCACTTTTTAGTGAAAATTGGTAATTTCCCACCATTACTAGTCCATTTATCTTTAAATAATATTATAATATCATCCATAAATGAAAGTCCAGCACTACCTGTCAATACTTAGCCTTTCCCCCTTTTGCTGTGTTTTTACTGATAAATCTAGCCACTTTTCTTATTTTATTTACAACCTTTTTAAGTTTACTCATTATTTTTGTAAATTTGCTTCTCTTTTTACGGTTTGTTCTTGGTGAATGTACCCCATGTTGTTTGACTAGTCTAAGTATTGATCTTTTCCAAAATCTTTTTGGTTTAATACCATCTCTTTGTATTTTTCTTAAAATCTTCCAAGTTACACCTTCTACCTCTTCATCTGGAACATTTAGTTTTATTCTAACCCAATCAGAAAGGGCATCAAAATTTATAAATTGTCCCGGTGGTAATCCAAACTCTACAGGGTATGCGTATGGGCTGTTTGTTTCAACAGAAACATCACTTCCTATTATTACCAATGCAAGTGAATTTGAAAGATCTTCTGTAAAGTTTATATCTTCACCCTGCAATATTCCCTTTACATTTTGTATAAATTGAACTGCCACATCTTTCTTTAAACGTAACATTTCATAATTATTATCACTTAATACATATATTGGTGGTATTGTAATATTGGAAGACATTTACCACACCGATATTATTTCACTATGATCTCTTAATATCTCATCAATTTGATCTTGCCATTTATCCATTATTTTCTGTTTATCAATATTACCTTCCCCACCATAGGCTATTTGTGACATTTGGAAATCAGTACCTAATACATCAAGTGCTGTCATTAATTTACAGGCTTTTTTAATGTCCCTTGGTACTAGTGCGGTTTTTGATGATTTATACTCAAGATTTCCCCCATATCTATATGTAATTCTAAATCTACTTGATTGTAATATTGAAAATAGATAACCTCTAAGATAGGTAATACCTAATGTGGTTTCAAAATATGCCAAACCTGAATTTCCATCAACAATATCTTGATCAACCCATTTAGCACCATCCCAAACTTCTACCTTATCACCTGCAACTGCACTAAATTCTCTAATATTTCTATGTCTTAGATATAATGGCATACCTCTTCCCCAATCATATAATTTTTGAACATGGAATACTTCTCTGCATTGTTTATTTCCAAGCCAACTATGACCTGTCCTTACATCTATACGATCCTCATTATCCATAATAAATTCTTTAATCATACTTTTACTTGGATCACTATTTGCATTTATTGTAATTTTAAGCCAATCTGCGAGATCCTTTGGTTGTGTATATTCCGGCTCTCTTATTACTTCAAATTCTGTTGTAACTGATGTTATTCCATCTGAAACTATAATATCAAAAACTCCCAAAATATCATTTGGAATCTCAAATGTGGCACTAAAAACACCACTTCCATTAGTTGTAATAGAACTAGGAACTGTGACTAATGTAACAGCATCCCATGTTATTGTTATAGCAGTTGAGTTTGCAAAGCCTGTTCCCGCAATAGTTGTGGTTTCCCCATAATTATTAGAATTGGGAGTAATTGTTATAACTGCTACCATAACACTTATAAAAAGGTAAAGTATTTAAATTAGTCGTAAATCAGGTTGAATGAACCAGTAGTACCACTTGCTACTTTAACATATAATGCAGTTTTAAATCCTAAATGTAAATCAGTGTGTGTTACTGATGTTAAAGCTGCATTTATTGTATATAATATATTACCTGTAACTGTACCTTGTCGTAATTCCCAAATTCTATCTCCACTCAATGATAAAGTACAACCTACAATCTTACCGGATCTACCTACATATTCAGCTGCGGTAGTAACTAATTTATTGGCATGTTTAGTCATATATAGATAAATAAAAATAGTAGTTTATAAGTATTACTAAATACCACGAATTATTACTCTAAAGGTTTTACTATTTGTCAAACTGTTTTCACTTGATAATTCAGTACCATCAGTATGCCAAATTTTGATTTTTCCTGTTGCAGCTGCATTTCCAGTAGCAGGTATAAAAGAACAAACCCTGCCTATAGTAGATTGTATGATTTCACATGAGTAAACTCGTGAAAACCCTCTGACCACACTAAAATCAACGGTAATTCCACCAGTAACATAATTATCACCAGCACCAACTGTAATATCAACAACTGCTTCTCGTTCTCTACTTGCAACATTTTGTTTTACCATTAAAGTTCTGTCATCAACCAAATGTGTAAAGGTTGAGTTTATCACAGCTGTTATTGCCATATATTATCATTAAAATAGTGGTATATAAGTATTATTAAAGTCCACGAATAAATAATCTCAGTGTCTTACTTGTAATTGCACTATTATTGTCTGCAAGTTCGTTACCATCAGTTCCCCAAAATTTGAGTTTTCCACTTGCAGCTGCATTTCCAGCTGCGGGAATAAATGAACAAACCAATCCAACTGAATTATGAAGAACCTTACAAAGATATACTTTTGAGAAATTATCAATTCCACTAAAGTCAATAGTTACACCACCAGTATCATAAGTATCATTAGCAGTAAAAGTAATATCAACAACTGCACCACGTTCTCTACTTGGAACTGAATTGACTGACCTTAATCTATTATCTCTTCCGCTTAAGTGTGTATATGTACTATTTGCAACTATTTCCCCGCCAATAATTATTAATACGTTATATGTAATACTATCTGTAGCTGCACCTGCATCAGTAGCTACTATTGTAATAACATCATCATGCCCTGCGGGAACAGTAATTGTAGCTGTAAATGCACCAACACTTGAAGATGTAACTGGTGCTTCTGACGGAACGATAGCAACTGAATTAAATGTATATGATACAAGACTGGAAGCACTAAATCCTGAACCTGTAATAATTGTAGTATCTCCTACTGAACCACTTGCATCACTTATCGTAATTAGTGCAATAACTAATAATGTATCACTGTCAGTATTTACAGCTGCATCATTAGCTACAAATGTTTCAACACCATTTGGTGCAGCTGGGATTGTTAAAGTTCCACTCCAACCACCTGTACCATCAGTTGTAATTGGTGATTCTGCTAAAGTAACTACAACTGCATTAAATGTAAAGTTCATTAAACTAGTTCCGGCATATCCTGTACCTGTAACTACACTAGTGGCTCCTACTACTCCACTTGCTTCCGTAAGTATAACTTGTGCATCTATAATAATAGTATCTTGATCTGTATTAGTTGTTACATCTGTTGCATCAACTGTGGCAGAACCATTTACTGATGCTGGAACTACAAATGTAGCAACAAATCCACCTGTTGCATCTGAAGTAACTGGATCTTCAACAACTGTCATAGCACCGGATTTCCATAAGAAAGTAATTGCTTCTACTGTTGCAAATCCTGTACCTGTTAAGTTAATTGTACTACCAACAACTGCATTTGCTTCTGTAATAACCAAATTAGTAATAACTGTAAAATTTTCTACATCTGTATTTAATGTAACGTCTGTTGCTGTAACAACCCTAATACCTTGAACACTTGCGGGAACCAAGAATGTGCCTGAAAATTCACCTGTACCATCAGTTGTAATTGGTGCTACTGGTATTAAATCATCACCGTTAAAAAGTAAAGTAATTGCTTCTGCATTGGCAAAACCTGTACCAGCAATAGTAATAGTAGCACCTACTACATCAGTCGCAGGGGTTAAAGTAATTGCAGCTACCATGATTATAAGTATTTTTTATTGGTATATAAGTATTATTGATTCTAAAACCCTACCCCAAATAGTTGAGAAAAAACAAAAAAATGAAAAAAAGGGATTAAATTTAGATTCCTGATGCTATATCTCTAATCTTAGCGTGTGCTTTGAAGTTGGTACAACCAGTTTCAGCTAGCATATTATACATAGCTCTGTCTGTAAAGGCTTCGTTGATGAAAGGATAGCCTTGTTGTCTTTTACCTGCTTCGTAATAA